CGATTGCGCCAGTTGGTCCGGTGGCTCCTGTCAGACCGGTTGATCCAGTAAAGTTCGGACCTGTCGGACCTGTTACTCCAGTGGCTCCTGTGCCGATTGCTCCAGTTGTTCCGGTGGCTCCTGTCAGACCTGTAGATCCAGTGAAGTTCGGACCTGTCGGACCTGTTAATCCAGTAGCTCCCGTACCGATTGCGCCAGTAGTTCCTGTTGGTCCAGCGGCAATCGATTGAGCTCCAGTTGCTCCTATACCGGTAGGACCTGTTCCTCCGGCGGCTCCAATGTTACCTGTATAACCATTGTATCCTGCCACTCCCTGAAGTCCAACTGGTCCAGTGTTACCTTTTTCCCCTTGCAGTCCTACATCTCCCTGGGGGCCCGGAGTCGTGCCTTCACCCCCTGCAAAATATGGTAGATTATTCCATTGGGTCGCTCCGTCTCCTACCTTCAGCTTTCCAGTATCGGATTCATAAGCAAATTCACCTGCGAGTAAAACCGGATTCGCTAGAACCCAATTTGCGGTGACGTCACGACGAAGTTGAAGCCGCTTGGCCAACGTTGACATTCCTTATACATAGTAATGATTTCAAGCCGAACCGAAGAACATGCCGAACGCATTTCCAAAGTCAATCGCATCAAACATGCTAAACGCATTGCCGCCGTCCACAATGTCAGGTATCTCATCGTTGGCATCACCGTCGTCCCAAACAGTATCTGCTTCAACAACCGGGGCAACAGGTTTCGGGGCACCGACAAGAATGCTCGTTAATCCGTATTCAAGATATCCATTGGTGGAATCCTTATGGGAAAAAAGATGGGATTGATTGGTTAGAATCGCACTGCGTCTGACCTTTTCAATAAACATACCAGCATCACGCTGCTGATTGACGAAGGAACGTTGCTTACCAACCTGGATTGGAACCCAAGGCAACTTGGTAGGCATAACGTCATCCTGATGTAAATAAGCTCTCCATGAATTGAGGCCTATTACAGCAACCATTAGCGCTATCGCTATGGCGTTTATACTCATTGCTTCTTACCTAGATCTTGTCTACGTCAAGTTCATCCTTGTCCTCAAACTCAAATCCAGCGTCCGCGTCAGCGACTGCTGTTGCTCCTCCTCGGAGGAACATGCGCTCATCCATGTCAGGCCGAAGCTTGCGTAGACGAGCCACCTGCTCGGGTGAGAAGACTGCGATGATCTCATGTGTTGTGCCAGCGAGACCTGTGTCGGCGATCATGACAAGATTATCAACGCTAATCCACACGGACCTCTTGCCCTTTCCACGAAGACCACCTCGCATGGGGACAATCTGCTGGACTGCGCGATACTCTGTCTTCTTCTCCTCCTCAAAGAAGTCTCTCTTCTTATCGTCTCTGACCTCATCAAGGTAGAATACCTCCATGCGACCTGAGCCTACGAGCTTGGTGACGCGACCAATCTTGATGTCGTCAATCTTCTCATTGTTGCGAATGTCCTCTAGCAGGTCATCAATGAAGCACCTGTTGTGACGTGCCTTGGAGCCTTCTGAGTTGCTTTGGGCCTTGTGGCCTGAACCACCTGTAACGTTGCGTGGCATTCTATTCTGTTGGGGAGATGTTACTGTGAAGACACAACCGGATCCGTTTTGGCATGTTTGGCATGCTTCTTGGTTAGGAGGTGGCGCTCAATTTCCGTCCGTCCTCTAAAATTAACATTACAGACTTCACATCTTAGATCAACTTTGGGTTGCGGGTTCTCCTTCTGTTTGTGGGCGTTGCTTTTAAGATGAATCTTGTAGACACTTGGATACCTACACTGCATACCACACGGCGTACAATACAAAGCCTCCATGTTCCTTACTATTATCCTATGGGGCCAAGAACTTAAATGCTGTTGAAACTCATCAGCATTGCCATGGTCATCGTCCTCTCGTCCACAAAGCCTACATAGGTAATGACGTTCTTGCGTTCGCTTGACAACCCAAGTCTCAACATGCGGTGGGAGATTCTCCATTGTATACCCCGGCGACAATAATTTCAATTTTTCAGAAAACGATTTAGCAACCAAAAACCATAAACTCCTCCCAGCTGAAAAAAAGTTGGAATGGCCTTCTAGGAAGTTTAAAAACGGATTCATTGCGGCCAGACTGTATAGACCTCCCCCCCCAAAGTATAAAATGACAGCCTTTCGCAACTCAGTTTCTAAGCTATTCAGCTATCTCCGCAGCAATGCTGTTGTGCTTGAGAAGAAGCATCCCGACATGAAGAAGAAGTTAGACGCCTATTGCGGTAAGGGCCAAGGACTTGGCAACAAGTGTAGTGACCAAGAGGCTTGCTTCGCGGTTGCGTGTGAGGCAAGTGGTTGGGCGTTGCGCACCGATTCGCCGAAGGACGGTTTCTACTACACGTATCAGGCGCAAGGAACCCAAAAGGCGATTGACTTTCAGCTGATGTTTATTGATGACGAGAAGGTAGTCGAGTCCGTGAACATTGATCTCAAGCACAGTGATACGGAAGTCATCTTCCTCAATGACGGATCCTTTCTTACGGACGTGGTGTATGTGATTTCCTTCACTCGCCTGCTTCCGAGGGTCAAGGGTGAGCGGAAGTCCCCTCGCGAGCAGGTGTGCGTTGTTGCTCTCGGACAGGATGTCATGAGTGAGAAGGATAGGACTGTACTTGAAAAGAGGTTTGCGATTCTCAAGCAGATGAACTCTGTTAAGGAATCTACTGACTTCCTTGTGATGTATGCTCGTAACGCGAATCAGTATTCGTGTAAGGGTTTCACTACCCCCTTCACAGAGGAGTGTTTCCAGAAGACGCAATCATGGCTTGTACCATCTGCGTAATGAACTTAGCTGGAACGGCGTTGCCAATCTGTTTGATAGCGTCGTCGCGCGAACCGGAGAAGGCGTGATCTGCCGGGAAGCCTTGGATCTGTGCTGCCTCGCGAATCGTGAGACACCGAATGAATTTTTTACCACTGGGCTTGACCAACCCAACATAGAGTCGCGGCTGGAACGTATATGCGCAGATGAGCGTCTTACATGCCTTGCGGAGATCTAGAACTTCGCTGTGGATAGGTGAATCTCTCTTGCGAAAGGAGATGAGATTCTCACTATGCTTCTTCACCAGATACGGATGAGGTGTGCCGGTGGGTTCTGCTTCCTCTGGAATCTTGACAAGGCACTCATCTGGGATGTCCAGATTGGTTGCGAGTGCCCCCTCCATACTAGGCTCGGCAATCTCCAGAAGGCCACACTTGGGTTCGGTGAACGTGGGAAGCGTGAACGGAATGGAGAGGCGATTGCCGACAATCGCAATACGTTTGCGTGATTGCGGAACTCCAACTGACGTCATCTCGTAGACATTGAACACGATAGGATATCCAATTTCCGAGAAACATTGCTGGATAACATCAATCACACTGCTCTGGCCATCGTCTGTCTTTTTTGTGAGAAGACCTGCGACGTTCTCGCCCATGATCCACTGCGGCTGAACGATGCGCACTGCCCGAAGAAACTCGTAGAACATACGGTTACGTGGGTCCGATGCTGCCTTCTTGCCTGCGTTTGAGAATCCTTGACACGGGAACCCTGCGAACATCATGAAGATCTTGCCGGTGTATGCTTCAAACTCTGAATCGGGAATCTTCGTAATGTCTCCCTTGACAGACTCTCCCAACCACTTGCTTTCAGGCCATACTGCCTTGTGTGTTGCGACTGCCTTGGCATTGTTCTCGGAGAAGGCAACGACCTTAAGACCTGCTCGTTCCATGCCTAACGTGTCCCCGCCAGCTCCAGAGAAGAGACTGATAGCAAGGCGTCCTTCCGGAACTGCGGGCTTGGGGATCTCAGCAAGATGTGTCTCTAGATGAGACGTATACTCGGCCTTCGTGCGGAACGTCTTGCCACATTGAGTGCATGGCTTGGTTGGCATGATTCGTATGTATATTACTACCAAAGTCTGTAAGTCATCCGTTTTTGACCCTTGCCCGCCAAAACGGATTCGTTGCGGCCAGACTGTATAGACCTCCCCCCAAGTAATACATTCTAACACTTCGTTAAAATGTCTCAATTCAGCGTAAACGTTTCACGTGTCCCGGCACTTCCGGTCTCTCGGTCAATCCGCACCGTCATTGGCGATCTTACATCGGGTCGTCTCCACACCAACACTCGGTATGGACGCAGACATATGTGGAAGCCGGAGGAAGAGGAGGCTTTCGTCAAGACGCTTCTGATCGGGGACACTCTCATCGATCCAATCTCCATTGGCCGACACACCTCGGTAGGCCGTACCACAGAGGGCGCGATCAACGGGAACAATCGCCTTCGGTGTATTTGGAAGTTCGTAAACAATCGGTTGGGTGTTCGGTCACCAGCCACGGATGGACGCATCAGTACGTACTACTACTCAGAGATCCCACCAACGGCGGCTCGGCGGACTCGCCCGCAGGTCTTGACACCTGATCAACGCAACGCCTTTGATGAGTATCCGATTCTCTTCAACTGCCGACCCGATTTGACCGAGGCACAGGAGATTGCGTGGTATCGCGACCTCAACACGTCCCTCCATGCTCATACGACGGGCCACTTGCTGGTAGCAGACATCTGCGCGCCTGCCCTGCCTGCGATGCGGTGCTTCGCGGATGCTCTTGTTGCGCAGTTCCCAGCAGTGAAGGATCGCATTGCGGGCGCAGAAGACGCCGCCGATGCCGACAGTATCGGAACGTTCCTTGCCGAAATGTCACGGTGTGAGGCTAACTTCCTAAGCGACGACGATAAGCGAGAAAACACACTCCTATCTCATGCGGTAATCGCAAACCTTCTTGTCAACGGTCTGCCATTCAGCGAGAGCTGGAAGGGGGTATTCAACTCGCCTGCATTGGAGGAGAACGTTGATGCTCTCCGCGAGATATTCACAACTGCAACGATCTCTCATGAACTCTTTGCGGAATGGGCGTCTCCTCTGAAGACCAAGCCCTACATGCAGTTGTTCTACTCCCCAACCTATCTCCTGGGTCCTATTGCATGGAGTTTGGGAACAAAGAAGCCCGGTGCCGTTGCGACGTGGGTCCGCTTCCTCAGTTCGGCCCGGCCCGGAACAATTACCGAGACGTACGGCAACAGATTGGCTGAATTGAAGTTGGACGACGGCAATGCCAATAAGTACCGGATCGCCTGGGAGCAGGTCCTTGCGAGTATGGCCTAAGGACATGATGTTTGGTTACTAAATGTATGTAGTATGTCTGAAAAAGTGTATGTTCGTTTTTCCTTTGAATTAGAAATGAACTCTCGTGCGTCCCTTGTCCGATTTGAAAACTTTTTCAGCTGGGAC